TTTTAACTGTTTCAGTTGCTGTGGCATCCCTAATAATAACTTGAATATCAGCGTCTGCAAATATCTTAAAAGTATAGTTGAAGGTATCGAGAGTACCATTACCTGCGTATGAGTTTTTTACTGTAGTCGATGATATTGTCATATTGTTATCTCTTTATATATATTTAAGTTATTAATCAACATTATATTATGGTAAAAGCCTTTGAATATCGCTTTCATCCATTGTTGTTTTAACTCCTCTTTTCTTGTATTTGCTCTTTTTAGCATTATTAATGTCTTTAGCAAGATTTTTATATTTTAATAACATATCTCTTTCAGCTCTTTTTTTATAGTTCTCTATAATCTTTTTAATTTGATATTCTTTACCACCATCATAATTAACATCACCTTCTTGAAGTCTTTGATATGAATAACTTTTAAATTGTCTATCTAGTCTTTGCATTAAAGTTTCACCCATACTATTTTTTGTTTTACCTATTCTTTCAAGTAAATAGTTATGAGCAGACTGACCATCAATTTTATATTCTGTTAAATCTACTGTTTTAAATTTAATTTTAGCAGGTTCTACCATTGGTATTTTAAGTCTAGCAACCTCGAATAATACAGAATTATCTTTAACCTCTGTTTTTCTACCTACTAAACTAAAACCTTGAAATATAGATGAATAAGATAATATTCCATCTGGATTTAAGTATAAACTATTTGGTGTTTTCTCAATAGGTTCTCCAGTTAAAAAATCTCTTTTAGGTTCTAAATCTTCTTTCATTCCTGCTCTATTTTTAATTGAATCTACAAATCCTCTTATCTCATAAGCAGTTTCATCTGGCTCTAAAATATATGGTATACCTTGATTTCTTAATGAAGCATAAGGGATAGCATTTCCAAAAACACCACCAGCAAATCTAGATAATTTATTTTCTGTTGGATCACCTAAAAGTTCCATAGCATCTGATATACCTCTTAAATAAGTTTTGTTAGTTGCATTTTTAAATACTGACATTGCTGCAGAGGTAAACATATCTTGTTTTTGTTGATCATTAATGTTTTGTGCATTTTCTTTTAAGTCTGCAATAATTCCTAAAATATAAAATCTAGGATCCATTCTGTTATATTGTTTATATCCTATTGAACCATCTTCTTTAATATAACCTATTGAATAAGGTTGCCAACCAAGAGCCATCCATGCTTTTTTAATTTGGAAATTAGCTGGTCCATTACCAGTTAATTTTGGAAAGCCATTTCCATTTTTATCTACAAGTGATTCTGTAGCTAAATGATAACCATACATAGCAGCAGATATTCCTAACATTTGTCTACCTAAAACTTCAGCTCTTGCTCTTCTGTCTCCAGACTTCCAAAGATCCATGTTTTGTTTTGTAAGTAATCCAAGACCTGGAATACGATTACTAAAGTGTCTCCAAAGGTTAGTAGGTGTTCTTATGAAAGGTGCTAAGAATCTAAATTCTGGATTTTTGTTTAGCATATTTTGTAATGCACTACCCCAATTCAAATGTGATCCACCTCTTAAATCATTTGTGTAAGTAGATTCTCTTGCATATTCTAATGCTTCTTTATTAAAAGGATTATCTTTAATATTTGCTGCTCCATTTTCATCAAATCCTTCTTTAAATATTTTATTTATATTTGCTTTACCTTCTTTTGATGAAAGTTTTAAACCTCTTTCCATAGTATTATCAAGAGCATTTTGAAATAATCTTCCACGATAATTTGCCTGTTTTAAAAATTCATCACCTGTCATTAGTAGTCTTGATGGAAACTCAAGAACTGTACCAATCCAATCAATAGCTTTTCCTGCTCTACCATCGAAACCAAGATTAGAACCACTAATAGCTCTTTGTGCTTTTCCACCAACAATATTTAAGTTATCTTGAGTTCTTGATAAAGGATCAAGAATAGCATCACCTTGTCTTATTGCTAGACCTGTTGCTCTCATAATATCACCCATACTCATAATCATTCCATAGTATTGAGCAAAACCTAAACGAATTGATCTAGTATCAAACCTAACAGCACCACCTGCTATTTGTTCTAATGGTCTAATAAGTGCTTCATATAATCCAGATTTAAGGTTTAGTGCATTAGTATAAATTCCAGAAAGAAGTGAGTTAATATATAATGAGTTAAATACTTCTATTGTTTTTTGACCTTTTGTTTTGCCAGAAGTTTCAATAACAGTTTGAACATTCCCATCTCTCCATTGTTTAGAAATGGTAACAGGATCTCCAGAAAATCTTTTAACAATGTCTGCCATCTTTTCTACTTCTAATACATTTCCTTTTGAAGCTGATACAGGAATATTACCTGCTTGAGTAACACGAGCTGCTCCTCTAATTTGTTCTTTTAAGTAATAAATAGTGTCTCGCAAGATTGCAGATCTTAATGCTATTTCTGTTTTAGCTTCTTTGCTCCATTTGTTAGCATCTTCACCAAACTCTTTTAAATATTTTTCACCAGAATTTTTTGCATCTAAAGCAATTTCTTGTATTATTTTTTTAGTTGCCAACATTCTAATAACTGCTTCTTTTGCTCTAGCGGCTTCTTTTGGTAATGCTCTTAATACTTCAGATTTATCTCTAGCCATTATTGTTGCGAGTTCATCAGCAACATCGTTTCTCAAAACATCGTTAGTTAAAAATTCTTTTGCTTGGTCATCAAATAAATCAGATATATCATCAATAGTTTTTAAAACTTGATTGGCATTCTTAAAAGATTTTACATTTAATATTTTAGAAATAAAAGATTCTGAATTTGCTTTTGCATTTTTTTTAGATATTTCAATATCTTTAATAGCTTGATCTATATTAATAATAGCTGCATTACCTTCTGCTATTTTCTTTTTAACAATAGGATCTAATTTTAATGGAGTTTTATCTATTGATTTTAATTCTGATTTTTTAAATGTTTTAACTGCTCTTGCTCCGTCTTTAGATATAAACTCAACCTCTATAGCTCCTCTCTTCATACTTATTACAGTACCAACATTACCCCTATCATCTGGTGTAACTCTAACACCAACATCAATAGGTTTTAGTTTTTGTTTCTTTTTAGCTTTTTGTAAACTTTTAATAGCATCACCATACTCTTTGTGAATTTTGTTTTTTTCTGAAATATTTTGAGTTGCTTTTTGTCTTTTAAATGCTTTGATACCCATTAATATTTCTAATGGTCCACCAATAGCGATACCTTCTAAAACATTTTTTAATCTACCTTCCATTTCAGTATCGTCTTCGTCTGTTGCAAGATATTGAGTAACAGCATTGTTTAATAATGGTGAATCAAATTCAACCAACATATCTGATAATCTTCCTTCATCTGGATCAAATACAGTAAGATCAGCAACAGCTCCTGCTGTCATTCCTCTTATTCCTGTTTTAACAACACCACCTGTTAAACTTGCTCCTTTTAAAAATTTATTTGGTCCATAAAATCCTGTAAGAAATCTTGACACACCTTCTGTTATATTACCTGCCATAGTTTCTGGTTTTGCAAATGTAGCTATATTTCTATCTTTTGATTTCCATTTTGAAGGTGGAACATATCTAGGTATAAAATCTCTAAAAGTTGTTCTGCCATCATTATCGCCAAACTCTAGACCACCAAGATTTACAATATTTGCATCTATAAAATCACCTTGTTCTTCAACAGCATTAACAACACCTTTGGGTACAGCTAAAGCCATATCTTGAAGTGTTAAAAAAAAATTAAAATCATCTTCATTTGGTTCTTTAACTAAACCAGAAGTAACAGGTTTAATTGCTTCGTTAGATTCTCTTATTGATTGGAGAATATCTTTTGCTTCTTGACTAAGCTCTGTCATAATTAATCTTTGTTTCTAGATTTTATTAAAGGTAAATAAAAATTTAAAAAAGCATTAACATCTGGATTGCCTTTTTTATCAACATAACCATTTAATTTTGATAGAGACTTTAATAGATTAGGATTTTCTGGATTTTCATAATACAAAGAAGCAGCAAGTTCAACTTGATTTAATTCTCTTTGAACATTAAATTTATTTTTTTCTAAATTAAATGTAGTTAATTGTGGTAATTCAATTTCAGTATATTTGTCTACTAGCATTAAATTTAATTCTTGAGCATATTGTTTTTTTTCAAAAGCTGTAGCATCACTATTAGCACCTAACCATGTCTCATATCTTTTATCATATTCTGATTGAGCTTCATTAGCTAATGCTTTTGCAGTAGCACCACTTTTTTCTAATACTAAAGAATTGTAAAATGAAGATCCAAGAGCTGATCTTTGAGCTTTAGAATAATCAGCAACTTCTGCACCTTGTTCAATTTGAAACACTAGATCATCATGACCAATAGATTCATTTAATATTTTTTGTTTTAAATCAGCAAATGTTTTTTCTCTTGCACCATCAACAACTTTGTGACCATTTGATCTTTCAAATTTTTCTAACTCAACTAATAATTCTTGAGCTTGTTCAAAGTCTGCATCTGGATCACCCTTAATAGTTATTGATTCAATTTTATCTTTATAAACATTAAACATTGCCT